CTTACCAGATGCAGATAAAGCTGTACTAACTACAGTTCTATCTCCATCTGTTAGTAATGTTCTTGTAAAACTAGCACCAGAGTTAGCTCCTCTTGTAGAAGCTGCTGGTGTTAAAGAAGAGAATGTTATTATCCCTGTATCTATGTTTACTAATTTTGCTGTAAAAAGATATAGCGGAGATCAGACACAAGCAGTACAAAACTTAGTTGCTGATATGTCTGGTGAAACGATGGGTCAAACAAATGTGCCACCTGATACACAAATGGCAGAACAACCAGAATCTGGTATGGAACAACAGTTCAATGCTATAGATACTGAAGGTGAAGTCGTTTAGTATCAGCCCACAAACAATTATGGAATCGAGCTACCCTTATCCATAAGGCACTCAACCAATAGGTAAAAATAATGGAAGAAGAAAAAAAAGTTTCTGAAGAAACTAAGTCAATTATGCAAAAAGCAAATCCTTATAGTAAGGATCACGGAGACGAAGATCCAGAAGTAGAGGCATTTGCAAAAGGTGAATTAACAAAGTTTCATAGGGAACAAAAAGAAAAAGAAGCAGAAGCAGCAACCGAACAGAAGGACACCGATGCATCTGAAGAGACTGCAGACGAATTAGATCAACAGGCTACTCCTATCGCTGAACGCCCTGCAAAAGCTGAAGATCGTGTTTTTAAAAAGCGTTATGACGATTTGAAAAAACACTATGATTCTACAATCAATAAACACAAGGAAGAACTCACTTCTTTGCGTACACAATTAGAGTCAAGTACAAAACAATTTGTGCCACCTAAATCTAAAGAAGAGTTAGAGGCATGGAGAAAAGAGTACCCTGATGTTTATGATATGGTTGAAACCATTGCAATAAACAAAGCAACTACTCAAACTGCAGATCTTGAAACAAAGTATAAAGATTTAAAACTCCAACAAGAACAAATTGCAAAAGAAAAAGCTGAAGTGGAACTTTTAAAAATTCACCCAGACTTTAATGAACTTCGTGCAAACGATGACTTTCATGCATGGGCTGAACAGCAAGATCCTAATATTCAAAATTGGCTATATGAAAATACAGCTAACTCTAAATTAGCTGCAAGAGCTATTGATTTGTATAAAGCAGATCGTGGCATTACTAAAGCTAAAAAAGAAGATAAAGATCTTAAAAAAGAAGCTGCTAAAGCAATTTCTAAAACTAAGAAAGCTACTGACACTGATACGCCAAAGAAAAAAATTTGGACAGCTACTGAGATTTCTAAATTGAAACCTCACCAGTTTGAAAAATTTGAAAAAGAGATTGACCTTGCTCGTTTAGAAGGTAGGATTGAACAACGATAACAATCTAACTAAACAATAACAAGGAGAAGCATTATGGCTTTTACAAATGCTAGTGGATATAACAACCTTGCACAAGGTAATTTTACTCCACAAATCTTTAGTCAGAAAGTTCAGAAGTTCTTCAGAAGAGCATCAGTGGTAGAAGATATTACTAACACTGATTACGCTGGAGAAATTGAAAACTTTGGTGACACAGTAAAGATCATTAAAGAGCCCACAATCACAGTTAAAGATTATGCTAGAGGTCAAACAGTTGATACACAAATATTAGCTGACGACCAAATAACTATGACTGTTGACCAGGGTTCATACTTTGCTTTTAAAGTTGATGATATTGAAGAAAGACAATCTCATGTAAACTTTGAAGCTCTTGCAACCTCTTCAGGTGCATATTCATTAAAAAAGGCGTATGACTACAATGTATTGAAGTTTATCTATGATAACGCTTCTACATCAGCTAGTGATACTGGAACTGATGGTTCACCAATTGATGGTGACGCAGCAGCTGACACTTTAGCAGATGTTGTATCATCAGCTAAAAAAGTTCTTGATAAAAATGATGTGCCAGAAGAAAATAGATGGCTAGTTGCACCACCTGAATTTTTTGAGCAATTAAGAAAATCAGGTGCTAAACTTTCTGACCAATCAGTAATGGCTGATGGCGGTGCATCTCAAATCAGAAATGGTAAAGTCACAGACAGACCATTATTTGGTTTTAACATGTACTCAACAAACGCTATTGCAGTGTCTAGTGGATCTGCAGCATCTCATACATTCGGTTCAGCTGGATCAAATGAGTTTGCATTTTTATACGGACATGCGTCAGGAGTTGCAACTGTAAATCATATCGCAAAAACTGAATTGATCAGAGACCCTGATTCATTCGCTGACGTAGTCAGAGGCTTACACGTTTACGGAAGAAAAATTCTTAGAGACGAAGCAGTAAGATCTGGCGTAATAACAATAGGTTAATTAGGAGGATAATAGAGAACTATGGCTACTTATGACTTAACAGCAGCTGGTGGAACTACTGGACATCCGTCTAATGGTAGAACACCTTATTTAGTTGAAAATACAATTGACGTAGCAGCAATCAATGGCGACTCTGGAGCAGCACAAAATGATGTTCTTAGAGCTCTTGACATCCCTGCAGAAACTTTAATCATGGAAGCTGGAATCGAGGTAATCACTGCATTATCTTCTTCAGTAACTCTTGATTTAGGTATCACAGGTGGTGACGTTGACAGATACGTTGATGGAGATACTAACGCTACAGGATTCTCTGCACCAACAGCTACAGCTAGAACTATAGTTGCAAGTGCGGATACTCTTGATGTATTAGTACTAAGTGCAGCAGCAGCGGCAGGTAAAATCCGTGTGTTTGCAGTACTTTGCGATGTATCAGGTATTGACGAAACTGACAGAAATACAAGTACTCAGCAAGACACAGCTGTGTAATTTGTTTAATATTAGAGGGGGCTATATGCCCCCTTTAACTAATACCCCTTATAACATTTAGGAGATATATGGCTATTCACGATTTAACAAAAAAAACTAATGCTAGTACAGGACAAAGAGTTATTCCATTAGGGCCAGTTGATAATACTATGAGGGTTATTAAATTAGAAAAAAGACTTAATGATCAAGAGCAAAAATTAGACAAAATTTTAAATTTATTACAGCATGGCAACAACTTACCTAACACTGACAAACAGGGTTCTTAGAGAACTTAACGAAACAGAATTAACTTCAAGCACGTTTGCCTCTAGTAGGGGTATACAAACTGCTATTAAAGATTTTGTAAATAAAAGTATTCATGATATATACAATGAAACAGGTGAGATACCTTTGTTGTATTCAAGAACATCACAAGATTTAACTATTGCTGATAATGAATATAGTTTTCCAGCTGACTTTAGAAAAGCAGATATGGATTCATTTTTTCTTAAACCAAAAGAATTAGTTACTAATAGTGAGTTTGAATCTAATATAAGTAGTTGGACAACTGGAGATGGATCACCATCACATACATCTAGTGGTAATGGTAGATTAAATTTAAATGATGCAGCAGCATATCAAGCTATTAGCACTACAGTAAATAAAACTTACAAATTACAAATTAGAGTATTAAGCCCTAACAGTTCATCAAGTGCACTAATTGTTAGAGTTGGTACATCTGCAGGTGGAACACAAAATTTAAATACTACAAAAGCTGTAACTAATTTTAGAGAAGGTGCTATACTAAATACTACATTTACAGCTACAGCACAAACATCTTATATTTATGTAGAGTCAGATGGTGTACAATTAGATGTTGATTATGTAAGAATATCAAGAAGTGATATACCACTTAGAAAATTAGTATATGTATCATATGATAATTTTTTACAAGTTTATAAAGTAACTGATGATACAAATAATAGTGGTAATTATTCTGACCCATTAAGAGTATACATTTTACCAGATCATTCTGCATTTGGTGTAAGTCCAAGACCAAATACAAATGAGTATGTAGTTCATTATGATTACTATACTACGCATACAGATTTATCAGCACATGGTGATACTATGAGTTTACCTGATAGATTTTCAACATTAATTATAGATAGAGCTAAATATTATACTTACATGTTAAGATCAGATCCACAACATGCACAATTAGCAGATAGAGATTTTCAAAGAAAACTTAGATTATTAAAAGTAGATTATGCTACTAAGAATGATTACATGAGAAGCGATACAATAGGTGAAAGTATTGCTACAAATATAGGGGGCAGAGTATCATAATGGTTATGGAATTTAAAGATAAGAAGATGCAAGAACCAGAAGATAACATGAGATATGCTGAAAAGAAAGCTGTTAGAATGATGAACAATGGTTTAAATAATCAAGATGATAGTAACTTAATAAAAAAAGAAAAAAAAGATTTTGAGCTATTAAAAACAAAAGAAGCTAAGTCAGATCTTTTTGGGCCACTAACAAATAAAGAAACAGAACGATTACAGAATTTATCTATAAAGAGAGAAAAAGATAAAGATGCCAACTACTGATTTAATATCACCATTCGTAGTAAGTTGTGCTGGGGGTTTAACACTTAACAAAGACGTGTTTTCTATGGCTCCTGGAGAAGCTCTTATACTACAAAATTTTGAACCTGATATTAGGGGTGGGTATAGAAGAGTTGGAGGAACAGCTTTATACAATAGCAGTATTATTCCAGAAGGATCTAGCAACACTAGTAAAGTTGTAGATTGCACAATAGTATTTAACAACCAAATAATTGTAGCTAGAGGTGGTGATATCCATAGAGGTACAACTAGTGGTAGCTTTACAAGTTTAACAACTGGTCTTGGTACATCTACTAGAGCATATGACTTTGAAAAATTTAATTTTGATGGAACAGATAAAGTTATTATTGCAACAGGACATTCACCTGCACAAATAATTAATTCTAGTTTTGCAGTTGATGTTGTAAATGCAACAGGTGGTGGTACAGCTCCAAGTAATCCTAAGTTTGTAAAAGCATTTCAAAACCATATGTTTTATGCTGGTGCAACTAATTCACAAGAAGTTATATTTAGTGTACCATTTGCAGAAGATAATTTTACATCAGCTAGTGGTGCAGGATCATTTAAAGTTGACTCTGCTGTTGTTGGGATGAAAGTATTTAGAAATGAATTAATTATATTTTGCGAAGATAGAATATATAAATTAACAGGAACATCATCAAGTAATTTTGCAGTACAAGAAGTTACTAGAAATATTGGATGCAGAGATGGTGGTAGTATTCAAGAGATTGGTGGTGATGTTATATTCTTAGCACCAGATGGTTTAAGAACTATTGCTGGTACAGCTAGAATTGGTGACGTTGAGCTAGGCTCTATCTCTAGACAAATACAGTCTAGAATTGATGATATAGGATTAAATAGAATATCGTCTTTAGTTATTAGAGATAAATCACAGTATAGATTATTTTATCCTACTACTACTGGCCCACAAGGTTCATCAAAAGGAATTGTAGGAGTATTAAAAAATAATCCTAATACAGGATCTATTGGCTTTGAATATTCAGACATGATAGGTATTAAACCAGCATGTACAGATTCAGATTTTATTAGTGGAGTAGAAACACAAGTATTTGGTGGATTTGATGGTTTTTTATACAAAATGGAAACTGGTAATACATTTGCTAATGGCTCTACTAATGAAACTATATTAGCAGTATTTAGATCTCCAGATATGGTAATGGGAGATCCAGGTGTTAGAAAATACATGCAAAGAGTTAATCTAAACTACGAAGGAGAAGGCACAGCTATTACAGCAGACCTTGCAGTTAGATATGACTACGATGATCAAAATACACCACAACCAGATAAAATATCAATATCATCAGGTGGAGGTGCAGCAGTTTATGGAGTTGCCCAATACAACAATGCAACATATGATGCATCAGGTATACCTTTAATCAGACAATCTGTAGAAGGATCTGGATTTGCAGTTGCATTAAAAATAGATGATCAAAGTAGTTCAGATGCCTTTTCAATAAAAGGTTTTCAACTAGAATTTACCCCAGGAGGAAGAAGATAATGGCAGGCTATTCAGCACGACAAGCAACATACACATCAGGCGATACTATAACGGCTGCTCATTCTAATGATGAGTTTAACCAGTTATTAGCCGCATTTAACGCATCTACAGGTCATACACACGATGGCACTGCAGGTGATGGCGGCCCTGTAACTACTCTTAGAGATAGTGATGCTTTAAACAAAATACTTGTAGATACAACAAATAATCATTTAGAATTTTATGTTGAAGTATCTTCAGCAGCAGTACAACAATTAAGAATACAAGATGGTGCTATTGTACCTATTACAGATAATGATATAGACTTAGGAACTTCCTCTCTTGAGTTTAAAGATTTATTTATAGATGGTACAGCTAATGTTGATGCTATTAATTTAAATGGTACACTTATTACTTCAACTGCAGCAGAACTAAATATATTAGATGGGGTAACAGCTACAGCAGCAGAACTTAATATATTAGATGGCGTAACTTCTACTGCGGCAGAACTTAATATTCTCGATGGTGTAACTGCAACTGCAGCAGAATTAAATATTATGGATGGAGTAACATCCACAACTGCTGAGTTAAATATATTAGATGGGGTTACATCAACAGCAGCAGAACTAAATTTAGTTGATGGTATTACAGCAGGAACTGTAAGTGCATCTAAAGCAGTAATAGTAGATTCTAATAAAGATTTAACTGGGCTTAGAAACTTAACTATCTCTGGAGATCTTACAGTATCTGGTGATGATATTACTATGGGTACAAACACTGCAGGTAATTTATTAATTGCAGATGGTACAAACTTTAATTCAGTAGCAGTAGGATCATTATCAGAAATATCTACAGTGGCTAATGATGACGTATTCTTAGCAGTTGATACTTCAGGTGGTGGTCTTAAAAAAATTGCAAGATCAGCAGTAGTAGCAGGACTTGCTACCTCAGGTGCTATATCAAATGTTGTAGAAGATAGTACACCTCAACTAGGTGGTGATTTAGATGTTAATGGTAATGGTTTAGTATCTACATCAAATGGTAATATTGCTTTAACACCTAATGGAAGTGGAGTTGTTAGAATTGATGGATCTAGTGGTATTGATATGCAATCAGGGTCTATATCAATTAAAAACTCTGGTGCTCAATCTTATATTGATTTTTATTGTGAGTCATCAAATGCTCACTATGCTAGATTACAAGCACCTGCTCACTCAGCATTTTCTGGTAATATAACATTAACTTTACCAGCTACTACTGACACTGTTACAGGTATAGCAGCTACACAGACTTTAACAAACAAAACTTTAACATCACCTAAGATAAATGAAAATGTAGCAGTAACTTCTACTGCTACAGAATTAAACTTATTAGATGGTATTACTGCTGGTACAGTATCTGCTTCATTAGCAGTTATAGCTGATTCAAATAAAGATATATCAGGATTTAGAAATGTAACTTTAACAGGTGAATTAGATGCAGGATCATTAGATATTAGTGGAGATGCAGATATTGATGGTACATTAGAAGCAGATGCTATTACAATTAATGGTACAACTTTAGCAGAAACTATATCAGATACTGTTGGAGCAATGGTAGGATCAAATACTGAAACTGGTATTGCTGTAACTTATGATGACTCAGATAATACATTAGATTTTGTAATATCAGCTCTACCATTAAGTAGTATAGATATTGATGGTGGTACAGATATTGGTGCAGATTTAACTACATCAGATTTAATTATAGTAGATGATGGTGCAGGTGGAACTAACAGAAAAGCTGCATTATCAAGAGTAGTAACATTAATGACAGCACAAGGGTTTACTACAGATGACCCTACAGCTTTAGCTATTGCACTCGGCTAGAAAATAAACATTGACTTTTTTTAAAACAACGATATAATATTATAAAGTAAATAGGAGGAAATAAATGGCAAATACTTTTAAGGTAGTAACCTTTGCAGCAGAACCTGCTTCAGCTGGCACGCCATATACAGTGTATACAACACCAGGAAGCACAACTACAGTTGTGATTGGTTTAGTATTAGCTAATATAAATACTACTGCAGTTACTGCAGAAGTAGAGCTAGTAAGTGATACATCTGGTGGTGGTAGAGCAGCTACAAATGGTACATCATTCTTAGTTAAAGATGTAACTATTCCTGCAGGATCTTCACTTGAGATTTTATCTGGTGGTAAGGTTATATTAGAAACAACAGATGCAATTAGAATTGATTGCTCAGTTGCAGATAAACTATCAGGCACACTGTCTATAATGGAGATAACGTAAGATGCCCTATATTGGAAATCAACCAGCAGAACAGTTTACTTCATTTGCTACTCAAGAGTTTTCTACGAGTGCAACTACCTCCTATACTCTAGATCATGCAGTAACAAATGAAAATGAGATAGCATTATTTATTAATAACGTAAGACAACAACCTGGATCTGGTAAAGCATATACTGCTACAGGTACAGCATTGACACTATCCGCAGCTACGGCTTCGACAGATACGATGTACTGTGTATTTCTAGGAAGAGCATTGCAAACTGTAACGCCTGCAACTAATAGTATTACAGCTGCTATGGTTGGTAATGATTTAATATCTGGTAAGGATGCACTAGCTTCTGAGCCAGCAGATACTGATGAGTTCTTGGTTTCAGATGCTGGTACATTAAAAAGAATTGACTACTCACTTATTAAAGGTGGTGGAATTACCGAAGCAGATCAATGGAGATTAACAACAAATTTTACAGGGGCTGCTGAATCAGGAATACAATCAAATTTAGAAAGAGTTGATACAGATGGTTTGGGATATTTAGGAACAGGAATGTCTCAAAGTTCTGGAGTATTTACTTTTCCATCAACAGGTTATTGGTATGTAACTTATAATGTAAATTCTACTTTAAATGGAGATGACAGAGCAGTAAGTTCTTATATTGAAACCACAACTGATAACAGTAGTTATAGTAGTGCTGCAACAGGAAATAGTTTTATAAAACAAACTTCTAGTTCAGTAACTTACACATCTGCACACAGTAGTATAATATTTGATTGCACAAACACATCAACACATAAAGTAAGATTTAGTATTTCAAATGTAAATTCATCAACTTCAACTGATGGCTCAACAGATAGAAATTCAACATACATGACGTTCATTCGTCTGGGAGATACGTAAAATGACAGATCAAGAATACTTATCATTAGCTTTAGCAAAAATGCATACTGGTCAATGGTTTGGTTGGAAAAAAGAATGGACAGGCTCACACAGAATGTCTTATGAAAATATTATTATTTTAGATAATACAAAATCAAAACCTACTGAAGATGAAGTAAATGCTAAGATACAAGAACTAAAGGATGCTGACACAGCAGCAACAAATAAAAAAGCATCAGGTAAACAAAAGTTAAAAGACTTAGGTCTTGATGATGATGAGATCAAAGCATTAATGGGAGCCTAACCCATGGCACTCTCTAAGGTTGATTTCAATAGCATGAATGTAACGCCTTCAGCAAGCAAGGCGATTAAGTTTAATTCAAGCAACAATGGTCTAGAGACAGGGGATCTTGGTGGGAGTTTGGTATTGATATCGGAGCAGACTGCTAGTTCTAGCTCTGCTATAAGTTTTACTTCAGGGATAGATTCTACTTACAAAGAATACGTTTTTAAATTTATAGATATACATCCTAGTGCAGATAATATTAATTTTACATTTAATATGAGTGTAGATAGTGGTTCAAATTATAATGTAGCAAAGACCACAACATTTTTTGAAGCTTACCATAAAGAAGATGGCTCTGATCAATATTTAGCCATAGCAGATGGTAGAGATTTAGCACAAGGCACAGGGTTTCAACAACTAAATGGTGCTGGTGTACAAAATGAAAATGATGGTAGTATAAGTGGTTATTTACAAATATTTAATCCATCATCTACAACATTTGTAAAACATTTTATATCTTCTTCTTCGTGTAATGCTCACAATAATCATTACGCTTGGAATTCTTTTATGGCTGGTTATGGAAATACTACAAGTGCTGTAGATGCAGTACAGTTTAAAATGTCTAGTGGCAACATAGATGCTGGAACAATAAAAATGTATGGAGTATCATAGTGGCCCTTACAAAATTTAATTATAATAGTTTTGATCTAACAACTGCAGCTAGCAAAGGTCTTGCATTTAATTCTAGTGCTAATGGTTTTGAAACTGCTGCTGATGGTAGCATGACTTTAATTAAGACTATTACAGCTTCTAACGCTTCAACCACTTCTTTTGTAGATGGATCATCATCAGTTGTTTTTGACAATACTTATCCAGTTTATGTTATAAAATTAATTAATATTCATAACGACACAAGTGATAAATATTTACAATTTAATTTTAGTGCAGATACTGGGTCTAATTATAACGTAACTAAAACAACAACTGGTTTTAATGCTTATCATAAAGAAGATGGAGCAGCTCAAGCGTTACAATATGAAGCTAGCATTGACTTAGCACAAGGTACAGGTGCACAAAGATTAACTGCTGGGCAACATAACGCAGCAGATACAGGACATTCTGGAACAATTTATATATTTAACCCATCCTCAACTACATTTGTAAAACATTTTATGACAGATATAAGCACAACAGGATATGATGGAACAAATGAATATAATTATCATTCATTTATTGCAGGATATTGTAATACTACTTCAGCTGTAGATGCTGTACAGTTTTCTATAAATTCTGGAACACATGATGGTACATTTAAACTCTACGGAATAAAGGATAGTTAATGGCACTTAATAAATTAAAATTTAATAGTTTAAATGTAACACCAACAGCAGGTAAGACAGTTGGATTTAATTCTAGTGCTAATGGATTAGAAGCTACTTTTAGTGGTGGTGCTATGACATTTATTAAAAAGCTAACTGCTAGTTCTAGTAGTACATTATCATTTGTAGATGGTAGTAGTAGTGTTATATTAGACAATACCTACAAAGAATATATATTTTTATTAAATAATATTCACCCAGCAACTGATGGTGTTAATACCACATTTCAAGGTTCTACAGATGGAGGTTCAAATTACAATACTGTTATGACATCTACATTTTTTAGAGCTGCACATGATGAAGCAGATAGTGTTGTTTCTAGTATTGTTTATGGTACTCCACAAGATCAAGCACAAGGAACAGCATTTCAAATTTTAAATTATCAAACAGGAAATGATAACGATCAATCTGCAACAGGGATATTACGTTTATTTAACCCATCAAGTACTACTTTTGTAAAACATTTTATTTATATTGGTCAAGATGCTGGTTATTCTAATATATCAAATCAAAGATTTGTTGCAGGTTATTTTAATACAACATCTGCTATTAATGCAGTGCAATTTAAAATGGGTTCAGGAAACATAGATGCAGGAACAATAACATTATACGGAATTAATTAAGGAGAAACAATGTACATAGGAAAAACACCCACAGTAGGTAACTTCCAAGTCTGTGATGCGATATCAGTCGTAAACGGGCAGGCAGCCTATACCCTACAAGTAGGGGGCACAAATGTCGCCCCAGAATCAGCTAATCATATGCTGGTGTCACTTAATGGAATTTTACAAAAACCAGGATCATCCTTTACTATCTCAGGTAGCACTATGACCTTCGCCTCGAATCTGGCGACAGGGGACGTGATTGACTTCGTTCAAATATTGGGTAACGTGCTCGACATCGGCCAGCCGTCTGACGATACTGTGACTGCTGCTAAATTAGCAACTACATCAATCACAGGACAGACTGCAGAAACTTCTGCTGCAGATGCTGATACTATTTTAATTCATGATAATTCTGCTAGTGCATTAAGAAAAATGACTAGATCTAATTTTTTATCTGGTGTTGGTGGAGCTAACACTCCAAATTTCAAAACTAGTAACAGTGGTAATACCTCTTGTGCTAACAATACATTTACTAAATTAAGTATTGACACTGAGGCTTTTGATAGCGATAGTGCATTTGCTTCTGATAAATTTACAGTTCCATCAGGTAAAGGTGGAAAATATATTTTTGTTGTAGCAGTTTATATGCCAGTTAATACAGGAAGTGCAGATTATGCACAAGTATTGTTATATAAAAATGGATCTAACGTATCATCAACTGCTCATACTCATTCAGATTCTAACATTCACAATCATGTTAGTATTAACAATGTAAGTGCTGGTGATTATTTTGAAGTTTATTTTAGACAGTCTACAGGAGGCAGTCAAAATGCTCAAGTTTACGAATTTAGTGGATTTAGATTAATAGAATAGGATAAATTATGGCATCACTTTTTACAAAAACAAAACTTTATATAGAAGCTAATTCTAGCACATGGGATAATACAAAAGTATCTTTACAAAATGATGGCTCTGGAGATTACATTAAAACTTGGACTTATAGTTTTGATAAACCTACAGACTCTCAATTAGCATCATACGAAACAGCAGGTAACACTACTGAAACAAATGATGGTATAGATGCAACTAGAAGATCTCAGTATGGAACATGGCAAGACCAAATGGAAATGATCTACAAGGATCAAAAGAACGGCACATCAACATTTAAAGATCATTGTGATAAAGTAAGATCAGACAACCCTAAAGGATAATAGATGTCAATCAATGTATGCAATGACAGATCCATGGCATCCATTACCAGTCTCCCTTCAGGGGTCTCTGGTAGTAGCTTAGTATTGATATCTGAGCAGACTGCAAGTTCTAGTTCTACAATATCTTTTACTTCAGGGATAGATTCTACTTACAAAGAATATATTTTTAAATTTATAAACATACACCCAGCTACAGATGGTGCAAATTTAACTTTTCAAGGATCAACTAATAGTGGTTCAAGTTATGGAACAACAATAACATCAACTGCTTTTCTTGCACAACATGCTGAATCTGATAGTGATGCAGAATTAATTTACAATGGTACTCAAGATTTAGCACAATCTACTTCATTTCAAAGTTTAATTACTCAAATAGGAAATGTTTCAGATGAAAGTGGTAGTGGTTTTTTTCATTTGTTTAATCCATCATCTACTACTTTTGTAAAACATTTTTTAATAACAACTTCAGGTTATCAAGCAGATAATTATATTCAAAACAGATATTATGGTGGTTATTTTAATACTACATCAGCAATAGATGCTATTCAGTTTAAAATGTCATCTGGTAACATAGACGCTGGTACTATAAAATTATATGGAGTTGTGTAATGTCAATTGTAACTTATAATAATAGAAGCATTGCAAATATCTCAGCTATACCTGGGGCAGCTAAATCATTAACACATATTAAAACTGTTACAGCATCTGGAGATTCAACTATTAGTTTTGTAGATGGTAGCAGTGACGTAGTGTTAGATTCTACATACCCTATTTATTTATTAAAATATATAAACGTTCATCCAGCAAGTGATAGTCAACATCTTAATGTAAATTTTAGAGATGGAGGATCATCTTACGATGCAACAAAAACCACTTCATATTTTGAAGCTGAACACGGAGAAGATGGATCTGGAGCGGCAGTAAATTATGTAACAGCTAGTGATCTTGCACAGGGAACAGGAGTTCAAAAAGTTGCTCCTAATGTTGGGGGAGATGCAGATCAATCTTGTTCTGGTGAACTTTTTCTTTTTAATCCATCTTCAACCACTTTTGTTAAACACTTTATAATAAGAACAAATACCGTAAGATCAGACAATATAACTTTTGATACTCACGTTGCTGGGTATTGTAATGTAACAGCAGCAATTGATGCTGTACAATTTTCTTTTGGTTCTGGTAATATAGACGCTGGAACATTTAAACTCTACGGACTAAAGGATTCATAATGAGCATAGTTACACTTAATGACAGAGGAGTTAGATCGGTTACAACCTTTGGGTCAGTTAGTGGTGGATCTATGGTGTTTATTAAAAAGCTAACTGCTAGTTCTAGTAGTACGTTAAGTTTTGTTGATGGTAGTTCTGATGTAGTTTTAGATTCTACTTATAAAGAATATTTATTTACTTTTAATAATATACATCCATCTGTAAATGGAGCAAAATTTTCTTTTCAAGGAAACGCTGCTGGTGGATCAGGATATAACGAAACTATTACAAGTACATCTTTTAGAACTTATCATAATGAAGGAGATAGTGATACTACATTAGGTTACACTACCTCTGGAGATCAAGCTCAAGGATCAGCTTTTCAAATATTTTCAGAAACATATATTGGTAGTGATAACGACCAATGTGGAGCTGGATTTTTAAGATTATTAAATCCGTCATCAACTGTGTTCGTTAAGCATTTTATAGGAACTTTTCAAGTTTATGATCCAGATGATTATTCTTCTACTGGATTTTTTGCTGGATATTTTAATACGACTTCAGCTATAGATGAAATACAATTTAAAATGCACTCAGGCAACATAGACGCTGGAGATATTTGCTTATACGGAATTTTATAATAAAAGGAGAAAAAAACAATGCCAAGATATCATAATATAAATGGTAACAGAGTACAGTTCACAGCTGAAGAAGAAGCTGCGAGAGATGCTGAAGAGCAAGCGTGGGCAGATGCTGCCCCTGCTAGAGCTTTAGCTGACCTTAGAGCTAAAAGAAATAGACTTCTTGCTGAAACTGATTACCTAGCTTTGTCTGATAATACTTTATCAGATGATATGAAAACATACAGACAAAATCTTAGAGATTTGCCTGCAGGTAAAGACACTGTTGCTAAATGTGAAAACGCTACATGGCCAACTAAACCATAATGGCTAAGAAGTTTAAGTCGTTTGAAGAAAGACCAAAACCTAAGAAACGACCACGAGTACACAAAAAATCAAAAAATAAACAGGAGAAGCGTAGCTTCAAAAAATACAATAGACAGGGGAGATAATGGCAACACCAGATGAAGTAAAACTACAAAAGGGTACTGTAGCACCTACTCAACCAGAACAAACAGGTAGTGCTAAAGCCGTAAGTTTGATAGAAAGTTTGGCTGCTGGTACACCTAGTTTACCTAAAGGTACAACTATTAATCCACAGCTACAGCAAGCACAAGCACCAGAATTATTAGGACAACCAGGGCAAGCCCCTGTTACTGTAACAGGACAAACACCAGGTACAGGTTTAGCAGCGGCTGTACCCACAACTGCCGCAGCACCAACTATAGCTGCACCAGGTGCATTAACGGCTGCAACAACTACTGCACCAACTGCACAAACTGCAGCACAAATGACAGCTGCAACTGTTGGTTCAAATATTCCTACAGTAACTGCTGCACAGGGAACTGTAAGTCAACCTATGCAAGCTGCACAGGGCACTATTACAGCTGATGCTACAGTTA